ATATAGTTTATTTCTTCACTCCCGAAACAATCGCTTTCAATATTGCGAGTATATCCGGAACAGACTGTTTCGATACGCCCGTAACGTGTAATTCCGCATTCGCCACATCGTAAGTGATACGACCACTCACAATATACTTTTGCAGTTGCTCTGTATTGTAAAGGTTCTCGCAGCTAATTGAAACCGTGTAAGTGCCGTCTTGGTTCGCCTTGATAGATGAATCTGGGCAGTGTTCTTTTACAAATGCGGTTGCTTTCTTTGTAGCGTTGCACGATGGCAAAGAAGCGATGATAAATAGGCTTAGAATTGCGATGAATAGTGTTCTCATGTTTTTTGTTTTGTGCGAATGTAAAAATTTAAACCGAATAATGCTCAACCTTTTTCAGCCACTGTTTGTAAACAACTGGGAAGGTTCGCCTGTATCGAATCAGTGCAACCATTCTTTCGCGCAAAAGTGAAATCATTAACTCCTCTTGGTCATCGGGGAGCGTTCCATTCTTATAGTGAACATAATTGATAATATCCATTTCGGGATTCTTTCTCCACTCCGCGAAGGTTTGATTAAGCATTAACTCGAAAGCGTCCGCTTCAAGCCTCACGCGCTTTATTTTGAATCGTTCTTCTTGTATCTTTTCGCTAGGTGTAACCTTTGCCGAAAAAACAAAGACTGCTTTAATCGAGATGGCAGACCAAGAGAATATGATGCCTATAAAGATGATTTGCAAGAAACAGAATACAGGGAATTTATTAAGCAAGTGCTGAATGAATGTGCAAGGATATTAAAAGATGGTGGTAGCTTGTATTGGAATCATAAAGGCAAAACCGAAAACTTTGTTTACAAACCGACATTTTGGGTAGTTGATATTTGCCCTTTAAATTTTGCTCAACACATTATTTGGAAATTTCCTTCGGGTGCTGATGTGGCAAAAATAAAGTGGTATCCGAGAAAGGAAGACATTTACTACTTTACAAAAGGCAAACCAAAATACTTTAATGAGGAAATGGCAAAGATTACTGATGTTTGGGAAATAAACCATACTGATATGGATAATGAACACCCTGCACCATATCCTTTAAAACTTGCTGAAAGGTGCATACAAGCATCAACAATGGAAGATGAAATAGTTTATGACCATTTTATGGGAAGTGGAACAACAGCAATAGCATCATTTAAGGGAAAGAGAAATTTTATAGGTAGCGAACTAAGTAGTAATTATTGCCAATTAGCGCAAAAGAGATTACAGCCATACTTAGACCAAATTACTATGTTCTAATTTTAAGTATATTCGCCCTATGGCTTCACGTTCCACATCTGATTTAAACGAGATACTATTTAAAATTTACATTTGCAAACTCTCCATGTAATTCTCTTGCCTTTTTATCATATGCTTTTGCAGCATTATATTCGGTTGTAAAAGTTCCTAATCTTATTCTATTACCATTGCTATTTATATGTGCGGAGTAGTAAAATTTTTTAATGCCATTTACAAGACTTGTTTTTATTGAAACACCCTTATAAATAGATGTTGCTTTTATCTTTTGTTTCGACCTATTTGATGTATTTTGAGAAGCGGTACACTCCCTTAGATTTGAAATTTGATTATTTAGTCCATCTCCATCCTTATGGTCTACCAATATTTTAGGGTCGCTTAATTTAAGAATAACCCTGTGCATTTTTATTTGCGGTCTTTTGCCATCAATAAATTCAGATACTTTGCCATTTCTTACCGCATAAAATGTGTACGGCCCTTTATTTGCAAACCATTTCCATTGCATTAAATATTCATAATGCAAATCATCTACTTTAGCAAATTTCCCTTGAGTTAATGGTATTAATTTCATAAATAAAATAGCCCCGAAGTATCCCGCATGGTCAAGATGCGTTCAACAACAGGGCGTAAAAAGTTTATAATTACTATCTTGACCATAGTAGTGCAAATGTAATAATCCTAAACTAATAATCACAAATATATTATTACTTTCGCAGTATGGCATCTCGTTCGCTTTCAGACTTAAATGAAATATTGTCAGCAGCCTATCAAAAGGCGTGTGTAGAATACGGTAAACAATACCCAGCGGCTCCGCAACCGTTTATAACCTGCACATTTCGTAGCAATGATGAACAAGATACTCTTTACCAGCAAGGTCGAGCATTAAAAGGGAAGGTGGTTACTAATGCGCGCGCCTCCGAATCACCACACAATTACAACCCTTCCGCAGCGTTCGATATTGCTTTCATAACACTAGGCAAAAAGTTAGATTGGGGTAAACAGAACTTTAAAAACTTTGCCGAAATAATTATAAGGATTCAGCCTCTTGTGGAGTGGGGCGGTGTGTGGAAATCAATGCCCGATGCGCCACACTTCCAGTTAAAGGATTGGAGAAAATACGTTTAACCAACAAAACTAAATATGGCTTTATTCACACAGGAGATAAAGGATTACATATTTGCAAGGCATGAAGTAACATCTAACATAACTCACCTAGCGGCAGAGGTTAAAGGTAAATTTGGAATAGATAAAGAGGTTGAACATTTAAGGCGTGAAATATCTAGGATACTTCAAACCGAAAATCTACGCAAAAAAAAGATAGACATAAAGCGTCTATTCTTTGACATCGAAACTTCCTACTATTTAGTGCCGACCTTTCAATTTTGGAAAGTCAATATTAACCCAGATAACATAATTCGTGAAAAGAAAATTATCTGTATCTGTTACAAGTGGCAGTATGAAGATGAAGTGCATAAGCTAGTTTGGAATAGCAAACAGGATGATACTAAGCTAGTTAAAGACTTTATACAGGTTATCAAACAAGCCGATGAAATAGTGGCGCACAATGGAGATAAGTTCGACATGAAAGAACTTCGCACCCGAGCAATACTTACGGAGAATTTAATGTTTCCTGTTTACCGAACACTTGACACACTAAAGAAATCTAGGCAATACTTTCGCTTTGCTTCAAACAAACTGGATTACATTGGCAAGGCTCTTGGTGTCGGGCGCAAACTAGACCATGAAGGAATGAAAATGTGGATAGATATTTGCGAGCATAAAGACCAAAAGCAATTAGATAAAATGGTGGAATACTGCCAACAGGACGTTATACTTTTAGAGGACGTTTACACAGCTATTTCACCTTACATTTACCATAATACAAACTTTGCAGTATTGAAGGGCGGTAACAAATGGCACTGTCCAGAATGCGCGAGTGAGAATGTAAAGTTGAGCCATACGGACGCTACTGCAATGGGGTATATTCAGCGACACATGAAGTGCCTATCGTGCCGAAAGTTCTATAAGGTTTCAAATAGAACATACATACACATGCTTGAAAATATTATGAACGCTTCAATAAAAGACAGATGAAATACCTATTCACCTTCGAGCCTAGTTACACCGTGCGAATAGATAGCGATACGGAAAACTCCGAATCGTTCGTGTCTGTTTATGCGAGTAAATACCCACAAGCCGTTAAGAAAGTTCTTGCCATGAAGCTGCCGAACATAAACGAGGAGAGCGATTTGAAGTGGGTATCGACACAAGAGGAACAAGATTTCTAGGAAGGGGAGCCGACTGTCACCGCATAACGTTGCTTATTCCAAACAAACCTACTCGCTTTTGTTTGGTGTGGCGAAGGTTATTTTGAGCCGATTTAATACGCATTGAGCCGATTGTTTCTATCCCATCATCGGGCATCGGGTCGGGCGTTATCGGTGCATGGTAAATCTTTTCGATTTCAACGTCCTCAATTTCTGCCCACTTAAACAGGGGCGCACTTTGAGCGAACCGTTGAACTTCATCGAATGCTGCTTGTATTGTTTCGGGGGTTGCGTTCATATCAAAACGCATTTAAAATAAACGTATTCGGCTCGGTGGAAATACTCATGTAATTGTGCGATGTGGTAACTCGGACAGGCTTCTTTCGGTTCAACTGTCCTTTCCTGTTTTGCTCCGTTCGATTCGGCACAAAACCATGCGCCTTCGCTATCCTGCCAATGGTAGTATGGTTGATGCCTAATTCCGCTTGTGCTTCGCGTTGCGTCTTGCCTGACCGCATGAGTTCTAAAATCTTGTTTACTGTTTCTTGGTTCATTGTATTTTATTTAAAAAGGGTATTCAAAATTATTTAATTCTATTTTAACTGGTATTGATTCAGATAGTTTTTTATATCCTACTCTTGTTTTACCGTTCTGATAACATAGCCTACCATTGTAAACTTTTCTTTTTAAAGGCGTTCCGTCTAATAAATATCCGTTCGCATTTTTATCAATTCCGATGCCATTTACCACACGAATAAGAATTACACTATCTTGTTTCATTATCAATCTGTTAGGTGTATTAAACATTCGCAAATCCAAATGTTATGCGCTATGCTTCTTTTCCAATTCAAGCATTTTATCCCAAATCTCTTGGTGATGCACATCATCCCAAGCGCACAATCTTCCACTACTTTTCTTTGCCTGTAAAAATGCTTTCAAATCCCTATAGGCATTAGCACAGCGCATAACATCGGCTTGTTTCAATTGCTCCTGATATGCTTTTATTAAATTCTGTGCTTCGTTAAATTGTTCTTCTGTTATCATAATTTTATAGTTTTTAATTCGCAACTAAAACAAGCCGAGAACCGTTATGCTTTAATTTTGATGAATAAAAAATCATGTATCTTTCCGTTTACTATCCAAATAAAACTACGGTCATCGAATCCTGTGTGAAGATAGAATAGCCGGAATACGAAGGCGGAATATAGTAACGGGTAAAAGTGGAAGCGGGTCATGGTAATTGTAATTTATTCCACTCTTGCAAAATATACTCCCTGCATAGTTCAACCCTATCCTTTATCGCTTGAATAATTCTTTCGTCACGGTCAAACTCGAAACGCTTCAATCGTAAGTTGTTCGGTATTTCCGAATAGGTTAATTTGGCGCGAACTTCGTCATGTAACTCCATATCTACTTCGGTGCAACCTGCTTTATATGATGCGGAACGCGCCACTTGGTCTATAATTTCTTCGGGCGCATCAATAAGACAGTAATTTACAGCCGCTCTTGGCTTATCGAATAGGCACATATAAACTTGCAACTGATAGAAATAATCGCTATCAGGTAACTCCGTTGCGAATAGCGGGAAAGTGAAAACGTCCCAACTGTTTTTAATATCTTCGACTATTCCGTTGAGGTTCAAATCGCATTCACCTGTCATCCATTCATTCGACCTGTGTTCGGTATTCTTTTCAATCATCCCGTAATTCATAACCGTTGAAAGAAAATCTATTGCAGATTGTTCGCATAGATTTCCTTTCTCCGTGTATTTATTACTAAACTCTTTGCGCCTGTTGTATATTTGTTCTTTCATCCAGTTCTGCAAATACGTCTTTGCACCTGTCTGTAACTGTGGCTTTGAATCTCTCTTTTCGATTAACTCGGCAAGTGTTTCATCCTGTTTAGCTGTTCGCTTTTCTTTAGCTTGTAACTCTGCAAGTAAAGCTAACTGCTTTTCAGTAGGCTTGTTAAATGCACCGCCTAGAATCTGTCCGGCTGCGCTCGCTCTTATCTTAAATATTGGTAGTTCCATTATGCTGTAAGTAATGCCTCATTTGAAGCGGTTAATGAATATGCCTTACGGATTGCTTCAATCGTGGTGTTCTTATCCTTAATCGCTTTCTTTGCGCTTTCCCATTTTGCATGAGTTGGTGTAAGTTCGGGCAAAGCAGCCGCAACAGGTGGAGTAGGTCGAACTCGGAGAGCATCAACTGTTTCACCGAACGCTTTAATTTTGGCTACATACAACGTCATTTTCTTTCCCGCCCAATCTTCAATGTAAGGAGAGTTAAATAGCTTAGTCATAACCTTTTGATTTGTTGCGTTCAAAATCATTGGCTTATACTTTTCAAGGTGGCAAACAGTGCATTCTTCTTTTTTGCCATCCGCTCCAGTTATCATTTCGCGTGATACCTTTTTGATTTGAACGGTTAAATCGTTATTTTCTGAACCGTTCATAAGTTCATACGCTCCGATGTAATCGGGGTGGGCTAATTTCTTCCAGTGAGTTTTTGTTTCCATTGTTTTTTATTTAAAGAACTGTGATTTAAAAGACTGAATCGTTTCCAGTGCGCTGTCAAATTTGCGCGTAAATTCTTCGGCTGTAATTTCGATGTGTTCGGGGTCGGAAAGGTAAACATCGCAGCCGTATCGAACGGTTCTAATTTCGCTTTCACCAACCAATACTGAGCTTCTTTCTTCTAACACCGCTCCGAATGTTCCGCTACCCATTTTAAAGAAGTAAGGTAGTTTGAAGTCTAATTCGATTTCGTCTATAATCTGAATGTTTCTTTTGATTTTCATTTTGTTTTGTTTAAAATTTATTAAGGTAAAAAGTTAGTTCTAAAATAAACAGCGCGAGTTGGATTAAAACAAGGTCGGCTACTTGGTCGGTTGTTAGGATTGAATCGGTGCGCATGGTTAGTTTAACGAGTTAGTGATAAAAATTGTTTCACGTCTGATTATAGAAGTCAAACCGCGTGTGGCAAGTTCAGCGTCTATCTGAGCTATTGTTGACAATACCGGGACTTCCAAAATATTACAATTCGGGTTCTGTGTGACAGATTTCATTTGTCTACGGAGGGCGAATAGTTGCTTGGTGCTGTGTTGCGTGAAGTCGTGCTGTTTCATTGCGGTAAAATTTTTATGAGTTCTATAATTTGGTTTGATAATTTAATTTTGATTTGCGCCCGATGTCCCCCGTTGCGTTTAACGGGGGTGTGTGGGCGGGGATTGCGTTTTTTCATAGTGCCGAAATTTCTTTTTCTATTGCTTCAATAAATGAGTAGTCTAAATCGTATTCGCTTACTACGTTTACTTCACCATATTCTACAAACACATTTGATACTTTGTAGTCTGAAAGTTTGTTTTGTAAGCCTTGCGATAATCTGTTTAGTAAGTTCATTTTCTTTTGTTTTTCGCCACCGCTTCATTGCGTTGACAGTGCAATATTAGGCGTATATTCGGTATATCCAAAACAAGTAGCACTAAAGATATAAACACCCTATGTGGATAACTATATAGATTATGTATCTTGTATAGTGTATATTTGCCGCCATGAAAATAAAAAACAAAGGGCTATCTCCAAAGATTATTCACCTAGACAAAGAGGTGATTCGCGCACTAACTATTAAGGGTGCATCTAAAACACCTATCCAAACTGCAAAGGAAGTAATCCAGAACCTTGCAATAAACTACGCTAAGAAATGAGCGTGTGCATACTATACGGCATGATTCTGCCATGCGAGGATGTAACCGAATACACAGAAACAATATGCCCCTAACAATCAACCCATCCGAAACCCAATCTGCATTTATTAGGCGGCTCGAATTAGCCTATGCAAAGGCGTTAGAGTTAAGGCATAACTATGAAGCAGGTGAACTGTATAAACAACTTATTTTGGAACGTAAAAAATTAAAAGGATGACCGACACTATTATAATAATACTTCACGCCATTTACTCATGGCAAGCGCCCGACAAATATACAGCCTGTCCAAGTTGTCCAGATGTAATTGTATTTGCTATTGATAGCGGATATGTTTACGGGGAACTACAAGAGCCGTGGTAAGAACCTGTTAGATACACAAAGGAATATTTCAATAAATCACATAAACTTAAACACAAATAAAATGGCACTATCAAAAGAAGCAGTCGCGCTGCTGAAAAATAATGCGGATGAAGTGAAAGAAATTGTAAGAGAATATCATAGTTCCCCCAAAACTTTAGACTTATTCATTCAAAGCCACACAACCCCGCCCGTCCGATTCAAAGACTTTCACGGGAATGAGGTGAGGGATGGGGAGAGGTATTGGTTTGTAAATAAAAGTATGCAAATAGGGGTAAATAAAGCAGATGGATATAATGGTGGTAATGGATATTTGACATACTTTTCCACCGAGCAAGCCGCGAAAGATTGGATTGAACTAAATAAGCCGTGTAACCTAAGTGTGAATGAGATAGTTAATTTCATTGCACCAGATGGTATTTTGAAGCGCGACTATGTAAATGAACTCCTCGAAATCATCCGTAAAAAAGAAGCAAAATGAAAGTAGTAAAAATAAGAGTATCGGTATCTACCCGATATGTTGGCTCACTATGCACAGATGAAATAGAAGTGTATGTAGATGACAATGCTACACCCGAACAAATAGAGTCAGAAAAAGAAGATGCTTGCAAACAATGGATGTTCGACCAAATAGACTGGCGATGGGTAGATGTTGAAGAAGCAATTAAATCGTAACAATTAAACAGAAATAAAAATGGCAGACTACATCAGTATCAACGGCAAAGAATCTAAATTCTCAATCAAACTTTCAGGCAATGCCGAAAAAGTTATAGCGGAAATTCAGAAACACACAAACGAAAAAGGATATTTCAACTTTGAACTATGCAAGCGGAAAGAGCCAGGTAAATATGGCGAAACTCATTACGTGAAAGTAGATGATTGGAAGCCTACTCCGAAAGCAGAATCTACCCCAACACGCACCGCATCGGACGCGGCTAGTGAGGTTCCGAAAGAAGACGATTCAAATCCTCTCCCTTTCTAAGTTTAATTACTATATTCGCACCCGTTATGAGCAAGATAACATTCGCAACTTTTACGCCCCTATGCTTTGACCACAGCTTGCTCCTGTGCGATGACTTAGGGGCTTCTTTTCCTACATGGATATTTCAACTTTTATAGGCTTTCGTGAAAAGCCACATCTTTCAACAGGTGCAACTACTATAACCGAATTTATTTCAGCCGTTAAATATGGAACGTGGAGTGAGTTGGTGGAACCTATTCGCAATGCACCGGACAAAGCTACACGGGATAAACTAAAGCGCACACTTCCATCAGTAACTATTGCAGGGCTATTTAAAGAGCGCGATAAAGACAAGCTAATAAAGCATAGCGGGTTTATCTGTATTGATATTGATAGCTACACGGATAAATCAGAACTTGCAGCTGACCCTTATACTTATGCGCTATTCCTATCAGTAACAGGTAAAGGACTTGCCGTAATTGCTAAAGTAAATCCAGATAAGCACGTTGAAAGCTACAACTGGTTAGCTAATTACTACTTCGCTAAATTCGGAATAACCTCCGATCCTGCCCCTAAAAATGTGGCATCGCTCCGTTTTGTTTCGCATGACCCTGAAATCTTTATTAATGAGAAATCGCTAAAGGCTAAATGCACCGTTGAAAAACCTGCAAAACAGAAATCGCTACCGTTAATAATTCCACAAAACAAAGTTGAGGAGTTAATTCGAACAGTAACCGAAAGGAGAATAAACATCGCACCAGATTACGACAGCTATTTAAAATTGGGCTTTGCTTTGGCGAATGGCTTCGGTGAAGGTGGACGCGCCTATTATCATGCACTTTGTAGCACCTCCGATAAATACAGCGAAAGCCAATGCGATACACAGTTTAACTATTGCGCCCGTGAAAAAAACAAAGGTATAACCGTTGGAACGTTTTACTACCTGCTTAAACAGCATGGCATCGAACTACCCAAAGAAAACAAACGGGCGGTGCAGGTTGCGGCAATGGGTAAAAAGAACGGGCGAAGTAGTGAAGGTATTGCAAAGCAGTTGGTGGAAATGGAAAATATTTCTGAAAGCGATGCCGCAATAATTACAGCCGAAGTAATGAAGCGTGAAGATATTGAGGTGAATAAGTTAGCCAAAACACCGGAAGAACTTATCCCCGCTTTGATAGACTGGATAATGTTAAATCACCCTATCCGTATTAACAGCATAACAAAGATGATTGAGGAAGCCGGAACGGAGGTAAAAAAAGAACGGCTAAACACTATCTATCTTAGAGGTCGTATGTTCTTTAATTCAAAGGACGTTACAAAAGACTTAATTGAATCAGTAATATTTTCTGACCATATCCAAACGTTTAACCCGATAACAGAATACATCGAACGTAACCGCCACCGCACCAACAGCGGGCAAATTGACGCTCTAATTGATACTATTGAAACAGATACACCATGCGCCAATATTTATATCCGTAAATGGCTAATTGGTTTAATCGCTGCTTATGATGGTATCCCGGTGCGCTCGGTCCTTTCTTTAGTAGGCGGACAGAACACAGGTAAAACGGAATGGTTTCGTAGGTTGCTACCTTCAGCACTTAAAAAGTATTATGCCGAAAGTAAACTTGACCGTGAGAAGGATGACGAAATTCTCATGTGTCAAAAGTTGATACTTATGGATGATGAAATGGGAGGCAAAACCCGTAATGATGAAAAGCGTTTTAAAGACCTTACATCTAAACATACTTTCTCCCTTCGCGCACCATACGGGAAGTATAACGAGGACTTTAAGCGGTTGGCTGTGTTATGCGGAACATCGAACGAAGTTGATATTATTAATGACCCGACTGGTAACACCCGTATTTTACCAGTCAACGTCCTACACATTAACCACGATAGGTATAACGCTATTGATAAGGATGAATTGTTTATGGAAATTGTGAGAGCGTATGAATCGGGCGAAGAATGGCAGTTATCAAAATCGGAACTTGCCGAACTGTCAAACGCAAATTTGGTATTTGAAAAGATGCCTTTTGAACGCGAGTTGATTGCCCAGTTCTTTAAATCGGAATCGCAAGGAGCCGGATATGTGGAACACTTAACAGCCACTCAAATAAAAACTTACATCGAAAATTCGACACACCAAAAGATAATTAACATGACTAGGTTTGGCATCGAACTGAAATTTATTTTGGGTGAATGTAAATTGACGCGCATAAACGGGGTAGTTGGAAAATTCTACGCCTGTATTAAAATTGATACACTAAATACGCAAACCATTGATAATCAGCCTGACCCGTTTTAAGTGTAACGGGTGTAACGGGTGTAACCGCTACTTTTTAGAGTTCCTAAATAAATAATGATGTGTGTGCCAATAATAAATAATGATGTGTGTGTGTATTATATAAAACTTTTCAATAGAAAACTAGTTACACCCGTTACAAATGCCCGTTTTTCATAGTGTAACGACTAGAATTTAAGACACCCGTTACAACCCGTTACACCCGTTACAAAAAACTTAACCAAAATATGCTACATTTAAGACCATACCAAACAAACGCAATCTCCGACCTACGCGAATCTTTTAAGAACGGACATCGCAGAATCATTTTAGCACTTCCGACTGGAGCCGGTAAAACAGTAGTGTTTTCCGAAATGGTGCGAATGGCAGCCGATAAAGGAACACGCACCCTAATTTTAACTGACCGAATAGAACTATTCGAGCAAACATTTAAAGCGTTACAGCGGCACTCTATCCCGATTCAAATAGTGAACGCTAATACAGCCTCGATAGACCAACGCGCAATAGTAACGGTTGCCATGATTGAAACGATACACAGACGCGGCTATAATGTAGAACCCGATTTGATAATTATAGATGAGTGCTTTACATCAGATACCATGATTGATGGTAAGAAAATTTCAGAAATAAAAATAGGAGACTATGTATATAGCTTTAATCATGAAAATGGTATAGTAGAAAAAAATGTTGTAAAAAATATTTTCAAAAATAAATTCAACGAAGGCGATGTTTTAATAAAAATAAATTATCTTTGTGGCTCTATTAGGTGCACAAAGGAGCACCCAATTTATATAAAAAACAAAGGATATGTCAAAGCAAATGAAGTATGCGAAGGAGACGAAATATTTTTGCTCAATATGCGGAATGGAGATATTAAGGGAGAATGTTTCTCAATCAAAATGGAGCAAGGTGAAATATTCAAATGGTGTTACAACCTGCTCGAAAGAATGTATTTCTATTTTCAGGTCAAAAAAGTTATCAGAAAAAAATCCAATGATGGATTTGGATGTGAGGATAAAAATGTCGGACACGCTAAAGAAAATAGGACACAAGCCATTAACTCGTGGTGGAAATGGGAGGGGGCTAACTCAGCCACAAAAAATATTATTAGAAAAATTGGGAGACGGGTGGTTTGCAGAATTGGTAATTGTAACCGGAAATGGTTATCTACCATATCATTACAAAATAGATATTGGAAACCCAACAAAGAAAATAGCAATAGAAATAGATGGGACTTCTCACGGTTCATTAAAAGTAAAAAAAGCAGATGCGAGAAAAACAATCATATTGAATCAAAAAGGGTTCAAAGTATTGAGGTTCTCAAATTTGGAAATAATGGAGAATTTGGGGATGGTTATAAATACAATTTTGAAGTAGAAAATAATAATAACTATTTTGCTAATGGTATATTGGTGCATAATTGTCATAAGAATTCATTTTCTAAGCTAATTGATACACACCCGACAGCTAGAGTAATCGGAGCAACGGCAACTCCAGTAGGAAAGCATATTCCGAAATACTATTCTGAAATCATCCAAACAATAGACACGCCCGACCTAGTAAATCAAGGCTACCTTTGCGAATGTAAAGCCTTTCAAATGGTAGATGATTTTTCAGACCTAAAAATTAAGGGAAAAGAATATACGGACGAATCGCTCTTTAACCACTTCAATAAAAGGAAACTTTATAGCGGGGTGGTAACGGAATGGCAGAAACGGACACCGAATAAAAAGACTATCGTTTTTAATGTGAATATAGAACACTCCGATGCAATGGCAGCCGAATTCAATAGCAACGGAATAGTGAGCGAAAGCATTACATCGAAAACACCAAAAGCAGAGCGCACTCGAATCTTGGAGGCATTCTCAAAAGGTCTATTCCCAGTTCTCAATAATTGCGGAATACTTACTACCGGTTATGATGAGCCGAGTATCGAATGTGTAATCATGAACCGAAAAACACTTTCGCTACCATTGTTTCTACAATGTTTAGGAAGGGGAAGCCGTCCTTATCAAATCAAAACACACTTCACCGTTTTAGATTTTGGAATGAACCATGACCAACACGGAATGTGGAATGAACCGCGTGAATGGAGCCTAAAGGAAAAGAAGAAAAAGAAAGAAGGAGCAGCACCGGTGAAGACCTGCCCGAAATGCGAGGCGATGTTATACGCAACGGCTAAAGTTTGTAAGTTTTGTGGACTTGTATTTGAGCAGAAAGAAGCACCAGTTATCGAAGGTGTAATGGTTGAAGTTGTGCCAAAGAAATTTATAGGCAAGAAATTTACACAGCTTACTTTGACCGAACTTGTGGAACTTCAAAAGACCAAGAAGTATAAAGCATCGTATATTTGGCGGGTGGTTAGGAGCAAAGGGCGCGAAGCATTAACCGAATACGCATCGCTTATGGCATATTCGAGCGGTTGGATTTACAGACAGGAGGCACTTTTGGGGGATACTAAATTTAATGACTATGCAATCAGAGGCTAATTTACAGAGCAAATGTATCATGTGGTTTCGTAATCAGTTCAGCCGTGTTGCATGTGAACCGAAGTGTGTAATATTTAGCGTTCCAAATGAGAACAACTATCACAAAACTAATACAGGAGTTCTATCCGGTGTAAGCGATACTATTGCTATCCTACCGAATCGGGTTATCTTCATTGAGTTCAAAACGGAGGTTGGAATACAGAGCGATAAGCAGAAAAAGTTTCAAAGTGAAGTGGAGGCATTAGGGCATGAATATTTTTTAGTTCGCAGCGAATCGGAATTTATTCGTATCTTTGAGGCGCGATAATAATGCGAAACAATGCGAGGCAAGCCATTCGTAAAGGGTGAATCGAAGGGGAGACCAGTAGGCGCTCAAAACAAGCTAACTAAAACAGTGCGCGATACTGTTATGGCTGTTTTTAATGACCTTCAAGAAGACCCGAAAGCGAATCTTATGGAGTGGGGTAAAGATAACCCTACGGAGTTTTATAAGATTGCGGCTAAGTTGATACCGACTGAAATAAATGCAACTGTAAACGAGGTTGTAATTAAATTTAAAGACGCGGAATGATGACTGTTGAAATACAGCGCCCGAACCTAACATCGTATCAAAAAAAAATGCTGTATGGAGAAGAACGCTTTACGATTACGGAGGCATCAACAAAGGTGGGTAAAACCTTTTCCCATTTGTGGTGGCTGTTTGAATTGGCGCACACACCTCCAAAGGTAGGCGCTAACTATTGGTGGGTTGCACCTGTTTATGGACAGGCTGAAATAGCTTTCAATAGGTTGCGACGGGTAGTTGTTCAAGCAGGTAACTACACAATAAATATTAGCCGCCTTTCAATCACATGCCCGAATGGCTCTATCATCCATTTTAAGAGCGCGGAGAAACCCGATAACCTTTACGGTGAAGATGTATTCGCGGCTGTGTTCGATGAGTTCACGCGGGCGCGTGAGGAGGCTTGGTATGCTTTGCGTTCTACACTAACAGCTACCAACGGGAAATGTAAACTGATAGGGAATGCTAAAGGTAAAAAGAATTGGGGCTATTTGCTAGGCGCAAAAGCTAGAGCGGGGGAACCTAACTATGCCTATCATCGCGTGAATGCTTACGATGCAGTTGATGCTGGAATACTTTCTTTGGAAGAAATCGAACAGGCTAAAAGAGATTTGCCGGAGCATGTGTTCAAAGAACTTTACTTAGCAGAGCCACAAGAGGACGGCACAAATCCATTTGGTTATAACTACATAGCTAATTGCGTGAAGCCATTAAGCACTAAGGCTCCTATTTATTTCGGTGTTGACTTAGCAAAGAAGCAAGACTGGACTGTTATAATTGGGCTAGATATTAATGGAAACATAGCCTACTTTGATAGGTTTCAAAATGATTGGGCGCAAACTAAAAGAAAGGTTATATTAGCCGTTGGAAAATCACACGCGGCTATTGATAGCACTGGAGTAGGCGATGCGATTGTGGAAGAAGTTCAAAAGGATTGTCAAAACGTAGAAGGGTTCAACTATTCAGGCGGGAATAAAAAGCAGCAACTTATGGAGGGGCTATCGCTTTCTATTCAGCAAGGTAGTATAGGAGTTATCGAAGGTATATTGAGGGATGAATTAGAGGCGTTTGAATTTGAATATTCGATTAGAAGCGTAAAGTATTCTGCGCCTAGTGGGTTTACTGATGACGCGGTTAATGCTTTAGCTTTGGCAAATCATTGTAAGAATACGAAAGGACATTTAAGTATTTCACGCGCTCCTACACGAGGTGCGGGCGCTCGAATAGATTGGGGGTAATATGACAATAGAGCAAAAGTTTTACGAGGCTTATCGGGATAGTGAGATTATGCACATGCACCCGAAAGAAGATTTAGTCTTTGCGTGTAGCAAAAAGGACTTTGATTTATACAAGGCTCACATGATTGAGGTTATGAACATTAAAACAGGAGTTTGCGCTTTTGTAAATTCACTAACCTATTCGGGCATCGAGTTAAAGATATTAGACACGGACGCTCCTAAAATAATTCTGAAATGATTGAGGTAAACATTAACGAAACACCGTATTCCATTCGCACAAACTGGAATGAGATAACCTATTCCGGCTATTGCGATTTGGTTAAGGCTACCGAAAAGACTTTTGCTGAACGGCTTTCAATCTATACATGCATTCCGATTGAGGATGTGAACCGAATGAAGCTAAAACAATTTGCGCTGCTTAGTGAGGTGGTGGAGTTCATGGATGACTTCGAGAGTGTTAATGCGTTTGCGGTTGGTTATGAATCGGACGTTAAGATTAGCGAGCAACCCTACTGGAAAATTGAGAAAGCTAAACAGTTGCTGAAGGACGTTAAACAACCTATCCTAGTTGCGTGTGAAATAGTTAAGCTATACACCTCCGACAAAGATGGGGAAGGTGGAACGGATATTTCGGACATGCCAATAACGGAGGCTATCGGAATGGCTAGTTTTTTTTTGCCCAACTGTCAAAGTTCTTTGAGCGGTTCAAAAGGCTAAATGATTACACCCCCTCCGATGATGAAATAGAGGCGGGATTGGGTAGGCTCACAAACTTAGCCGCGTTTGGAACACCTTTGAGCCTTGCAAGAAAAACAAACATGACACCCGAACAAATTCTCATGCGCCCTGCTGAGGAATGTTATATGATTCTGCTTTATGATTTTGAGCAATCAGAATACGAAAGGAAGCTACGCAAGATTAAAGAAGATAACCAAGCGATACTTAATTCGGTAAGATAGAATAATACAATTCTCTTAATCAATTTTAGTGCAATTATCTTTGCGTTATGACTTATCTTGAAACGGTGGACTTTATTCGCGGCATCGCTAACGAGGTGAATGTAAATGGCGACTTCATTCATGGTAGGCGTGTGGATGGTAGTGCAGGTT